TTAAAGATGGTTGAACGATGGTTGTTTTTCTCTTGCTCGCTGAAGATAAACCAGCTATTCTACCAGCTTCTTTTCTTTTCTCTAATGATTGCATTTTTAAATTAACATACTCAGAAAAAAAACAATCATCTTTTAAAATAAACAAATTAAAATCGTTGATAATTGTTTTTATTTTTTCCTCTTCTGTTCTAAGATCGTAAGCAAGCACTGCATAATCTGCAAACAGTTTGTAGTTTTCTTGCTGACTTAGTTTTAAAATTAATTCTAAATACAAACCAAGCCCCTCGTGGCCTAGTTTGCTTTTAAGTTTGACAATGTTTTGATTTTGTGTAATGTTTAAATCAACTTGTAAATAATAGCTATTCATATATTTATTTGTTTATAAAAAACGCCCGCTGCGTTTTTTGTTTGTTTAATAGTTTATAAAAAAACCTTAATTAAGGCTTTTTTTGTTTATTCAAAATAAATTCCGTAAGAATTTTGGCTATAAGATAATTTTTCTTTAAGCCGTTTTCTTTGCAAAAATTATCAATTTCACTCCACAACTTTTTTGGTATAATCAAAGTTGTTTGTACATTTCCTTCTTTGTATGTTTTAAAATCCATATAAATATATATAAAGAAATTTCTTTATAATGTCAAGTAAAAGTTAGTTTACTAGTTGTGATACATGCAAACTAACTTTAATTTTAGTATCTATGATTTTAATTTTTTAATATAATCATTTGTTAAATTTTTAATTTTAGTTCCGATCGTCCAGCAAGTTCCATTTTTACAGCCAGCTTTGTAATTTTTATCACCATTTACTAAAGCTCTGGCATTATACCAATCTTGATTATAGCTTTTGATAGTTCCTTTTGCTGTAAAAGAGCCGTGTTTAATACCGCTGCAGGCTATAAAAGCTGACAAATCTAAATCAGTTGTTAAAATGTCCGGATTTGATACCAAGTCTTTACCGGTCCATTTCGACCAGTTTTTGTAATTGCTTAGATGTGTAAGCTGTATGTAACCCCTTCCAAAATAAAAATGGCCATCGTAATTGTTTTTGATAGCCTGATTTTTACCGTCAATTTCTTTTAAAAATTTAAAGTTAGCAGTTTCATGATTTGCATTAGCTAAAACAAAGCTTGTCTCTTCTAAAGACAAGCCTAACTCTGAGCATTTATTGAAAATTATTAATTCATGACTATTTAGTTTTTTTTTAAATCGTTTTCAGGCTCTTTTTGAGCTTCTACAGCTGGTTTTTCATCTGCCAAGGCATTACCACCAGGCAAGGTCTCTAAAGTCTCTTGATTTTGCTCTTTTTGTACATATTCTACTACGCCAGAAGCAATCTGAATTTTTTGAGCTTTTAGCTCTAGCTCTTGCACTTCTATTTCTTTAAGTTTTTTTTGAGTTATTACTTCCTCGTATGTTACAGTTTTGGGAGTTTTTGGGGTGTTGTTTAAAGTAACAAAAGCTATGCCAAGAATAACCAGCATAAAAATTACAAATTTTGTTATATTTTCTTTGTTTTGTTTTTTGTTTTCAGACATATTTTTTTATTATTTTTTAATTGTTTTTGTATATTTTAATTGTTTTTGTATATTTTAATTGATGTATAAACTTCAGCTTGTACATCGGTTGGCAAGCTATCAACTTTTGCTTGCCAAGCTCTGATCTTTTCTATTGTAACTTGTGTGCTAATATATTCATCATGATATATAGCTTCGTTTTGTTTTACCAGTTCTTTTATTAATTTTTTGTAGTTCATAAAAATTATATTTTATAATCATTTTCTATTAAGCGTATAAAATGCCTTGTTACATCTGAATAAGATAATAAAAGCTCAAATTCTCTTGTATATTCAGCTTCAGCTACTGTATTGTAACCAGTTGTATCATTGTTATATTCTTTGTAATAAGAATAAATATTTTCAAAAATTGTTTGGCGTTCAATTTCATTATCTATAGCAATAATTCTATTCCATAGTTTGTTTAAAAGACTGTCTTCTTTAACAAGTCCTTTTTTGTTTACTTTAGTAAATAATTTAGTAGACATATATAATTTATTAATTATATATTAATTATATAACTATTTTTTTAAGTTGTCAAGTAATATATAAAAATAGTCTATTTAAAGCTCTTAATTTTTTATTTAGAAATTTTCTTGTCTATCTTATCTATTCTTTTAAATATTCTATCAAAAACTTTAGCACTTTTTTCTAAAGCACTTTTTTCTCCGATAAATAAATTTAACTGTCCAGTCAATTCTGTAATTCTAGTATTATCTTGCTCTATTTTTTGTCTTAATTTTTCTATTTCTAAACTTAAAGCAATGTTTTTTTGATATAAAAAATAGGTTATAAGTGCCATTAAAGCAAAAGTAAAGCCCTGTTCGGCTATCTTTTGTAGTATGTAATCAATAAAAGTATCCATGTTATTTTAATTTATTAAAGATTTTGTCAGCAGTTTCATTTATATGATTTATAATGTGATCCCTTTCTCTGTTCTTTTCATCATCTTTTATATTCAAATATATTATTACAAAGACAGTCAATATTTGAAAAAAAGTAAAACTTGGACTGATATATACATTGTAAATATTAAGCATGTAATAAATATTTTTTAGAGACAGTAAAGTAAAAAATAAAATTAAAGCTAATATTTTAAAAAGATTGGTGTTAATAAAATTAAACATATTTTTAGTTATAATCTTTTTTACAACAAAGTAAATAAGACTTGTGGTAAGAAAATTTAATACAATAAATCTAAAAACTACAAGTAAAGTAGGGTCATATAAACTAATCTCTAAGCTAAGCCAGAGCGTAAAAAAAATGAAAATGGTAGTAAGAATAGAAAAGTAAAACATTTTTTAATTCGTTAAATTATTTGCACTTACAGAATTTGCACCAGTTTTAGAAATCTTTGTACCCGAAGCGTTTACTGTATTACATTGAATATTATTATAATTAGCACCTGTCCTTTCTTGTATACCCGTTGTTACCCCTAAAATTTTATTACCAACAATTGTGTTCCAGTTGCTGCCGCTATAAATATCAATACCAGTGCTTGCAGTGTCTATCAGATTGTTATTAATTTGACTGTCACTATTGTATAAAACCATCGCTTGAGCTGAGCAAGTCATTATTTTGTTACCGCTGATTATATTTTCAGATATTCCAGACGTAGTTGTTAGTTGTCTGTATCCAATCGCAAAATTAGAAATATTATTATTTACTATCGTGTGATCACGATTGTTACCAACTCCAGCGGTAACTGTTAAATCAATACCTACTCCGGTTGCTGTTTTACCTTCTATAGTGTTGTTTGCAATTAAAGCTTTAGAAGTGAGCGGTGTTGTACTGTTACTATTTAATTCTATACCGTTTGTACAGTTTATAATATTATTGTGTACTATTCTCACAAATTTGTCTATACTAGAACGCATAAATATACCAGTTCCTCCGTTCATTATTGTGTTACCAGCTACTAAATTATTTTGACCACCGCCAGACGCTCTTAGTCCATAACTAGTAGCTCCGTCTACTAAATTGTTTACCAGCCACGAGTCTCTTAAATTTGTGTAAAAAATTAAACCCTCACCAGTTGTAAGTCTAGCTTCGCACTCTATGACTTTAATATTTGTGCCCTCTTCAAAATGACCTGCCCTTGTAGTTGAATTAGATATTTTAACCCTATTTACATAAGCATTTGTAAAACTACTTAGAATAATTCCATAACTACAGCTGTTTGCATTTAAAAATATGTCAGCTATGCTAAAATTACTAGCTCCTGTTATATTTGTAATAACTTGTCCTAAGCTTGAATTTTTAGCGTTGTAAGTAGTAAAAGCCAAACCTACCAAAGCTACATTTGACCGCATTGTAATAGTTCCGCCGCTGTACACTGGACTTGTTAAATAAACAGTACCGCCCCCCGCTACGCTAGCGTCTGTAATTGCTTGATTAATTTGGACATCGTCATCAGTACCGTCTGTGACATATCTATTACTTGACGCTCTACCAACTGTGAAATACATTTGCTCAACCGGGGTAACAACCCCCCCGTTTGTTAAAGCACTGTTTAAAGCAGTGCTTCGTTTCCAACCCGTAGATGTTTTTAGGTATAAATAATTGTCATCCCAAGCAAATTGTCCAGTGCTGCCGTTGGTGTCACTAGTTGAAGTAGGGGTATAAGTTGTTCGCATTCTTAAAGCGGTATGTCCATTTGTTCCGTTTATATCTAAGGTAGATGTGGGGCTTGTAGTTCCCAGACCAAAATTTCCAGTTGATAGATAACTATTACCCCCATCTGCCCTTGCTAGAAAAACAGCAGTTCCAGCGTTGTTATCAACTTCAAACCAACCGTGACCTCCTGAAGTTTCATTAAATCTGGCTAATCTAGATCCGTCACTTGCTGATATTAAAACGGCGTCATTACTAGTACCGCTTGATTTTATAACCTGATTTGTAGCTGTTATTGACCTCGTTCCCAAATCTACATTTGCAGTTGCTCCGGTATATGGTACATAATTTGTGTCTATGTATGTTTTAGTTGCTATAATCTGATTTTGTACCCTACCAAACCCGGTTAAAATAGTGTCTGTAGCTGTAATAGTTCCTGTTAGCTCAGTGTTTAAGCCTGTTAAAGTAGTAGAGCGTATTAAATTACCTGGGTCTACATTATTAATAATTTCTTGTCCAGCATTGTCTACACTATCTTTACTAATTGTAATAGTAACTTGACCTCCTTCGTAAATTTGGTTAGTTTCACTGTCTTCTAGCTGCAAAGCAAGCGTCCATTTTGAATTTAATAAATAAGTATCACCCGGAAAGTCAAGCGTCAAAGAAAACAAAGTTTGATTACAAGCTGTTAAAGTTCCTGAATCTGATTGACTAATTGCTCCGAGTTTTGGGTCGTCGTTGTATGCTCTTAAATTCCAGCTATAATTGTACGGCTCTCCTGTTTTTGTTTTTAAATTATAAAATGTAAAAGTGTGAGTATTACCTCTAACAACTTCTAAATTTTCCCCATCTCCAAATAATGTTAAAAAACTTATATTATTGATTGACATAAATTAAAAAAGTCAACCCTTTAATTTTTTGTCAATTTAGTAGGTAATTGGCCCGTCTGAAATATTTATTTGACTTTGACTGTTTTTAAGTTCGAATATTTCACGCTCCAAATATTCCATTATGTTCTGAGACTCAACTGTAATATAAGTATCATTGTAAGTTAAATTAGTTATAATATTTAAGCTATCTAATTCACTGTTACCATCATAATTTCTAATTTTAAATGTTTGACCCACTTGTATTGATTCTATATCATAACCTTTTTTGTTATAATTTGAGTCAATAATTGTTAAACTCAAACTAACAAAAGGGTCTTTGTTTACCTCTAAATAAGAGCTTATAAATGAATTAATAGAGTTTGCGTCAGTATAACGGTTGTCTTGATTTGCTGTAACTAAACGACCGTATTCAATTTGTGAAGCGGTGTCTTTGTTACTGTATCCAGTCGTTCCCGCCGCAAATAAAAGTTCGTTGAAAGTGTTTGCTATACTTCTATTAATACTTATGCTAGCAATGTCTTTTTCAAAAGTAAAATAATGGTCTGGATTAGTTGATATTGCTTTAAAATTAAATACATTGTCGGCGTCAATAAAATAGTAAAACCCGGCTCCAGCCATTTTTGCAACGGCATTGATGGCGTCTAAATATTCAGTAGTAGAGACTGCTAAAGTTCGAGCTGGTAAACCAGTGTTAACTATAGAACTGTCTGTATAGCTAATGTCCACAGCTGGATTGTTTAGCTTGTAATCATCTAATATTTTTTTGATTTGGGCCCCGTGCTCGGCTGATGTATAAGTAAATTTGTATTGATTACTACTGTTTTGTACCCTGTCCCTTGTTAGTTTTGAGACATATCCAGCAATTTGTACTTCTACAGACTCACTTGTATCTACTGTTGCTTTGTCACCTAAAATATACCCTGAATAAATTTTTTGACCACCTGGTTTTTCTTTGTCAAAAACATAAACTTCTATTTGATTGTTATAATCTACTTCGTTATCTTTGCCATAATTATCAAACTTTTTAGGTAGTTTAATAGTAGCGTCTGATAAACCTGAATTTATAGTAGAGCTGAAACTAGAAAATTCATAGACTGGAAATCTGCCAGCAAAAGTTTTAAGATAAAGTGGCTGAAAATCAGTTGACCAGCTTGGTCCGTTTGTCAAAGTACCATTTATACCACTTAAAGAAGAGTCAAAAGCTGTAGTACCTGAACCAGTATCTAGTTCGTAATAAGCTACTAAGCCCGTAGTTTTTGGCAATGATTTTTTAAAGAAATTACTTTTAATTTGACTGTCTGTCATTGCATAATTCCATATTTTGACCTCGTCTATTTTGCCGTTAAAATAAAAGTTCAAAGGGGTTTCGTTTACACCCGCTCCGATTAACAATCCTCTTGTCGTATTAGCTGAATAAGTACCAGCTGCTGTACCAGCCAAGACACCGTTGACATATATTTTTAGTGTACCAGCTGAAAAAGTACCAGCGACGTGAGTCCAAGCGTTTAATTTTATTGTACTCGCAGAGTCAACTTTAGAAAAACTAGCTCCACCGGTTCCGGTCCAAAGACTGTATTTGTTCGTATCTGTAGCATACAAAATATAACCAAAACCGTTGCCGGCTGAAATATTACGACTACTTAAAATAGTTCTGAATGTATTAGCTCCGCCCTCTACTTTAACCCAAGCCTCTACTGTAAAACTTGATGGGTTTAAAGCAGCGTTGTAAGCTGTTATTATATAATCATTAGTTCCGTCGAAGTCAACACTATACTGATTAGTGTTTTTAACTTTGTAGCTTTTAATTTGGAACTCTTTTTGAATTTTAGGCATTACTGGTAAGTTCTAGTGTATTTAACTGTATAATCAATATTAGTTGACGGTGTCGGGTCTTGTACAACAATCATCTGAGCGTCAGCTGAAATTGTAGAGTTGGTCCAAGTTCCAACTCCTTCTCTTTTCATTAATTTACCACTTGCATAAGTTGATGTCATATTTGATCCCTCTATATAAATTACATTATCCCCTGATAATTTTTTTAAAATAACCCAGAAAGTTGCACCACTGACAACGCCGTAATTTGTAAAATTAAAAGTTATTGACCCGTCTGTAACATCATTTATAACAGCGTAATTGTTTGGCAACGCTGAATTACTCGGTACTCCTGCATTGTCTGAAACTATTTCAGCACTCATGCTGGCAATGTTAGAGTTTGATTTTCTTACTTTAAAAGTAATTGAAGATATGGTTCCTGTTTGAGTACAAACAAAAGATTGAGCTACTGAATAACCAAAGTAAATTATATTTGTTGGAGGTCCGGGGTTGATAACAAAACCCTGATTTGTTAAAGCTTCGGGGGTGGCTACTTGATTGCCAGCATTTGTATTGATACTTACACTATTTCCCTGCAAAACATCAAATGAAATTGTTTGGTTACCTTTGTCAAAATCTGGTATACGACCTATCGTAGTGTCTTGTGGTAAGTTATTTCTAGTTATTTCTTTTGATTCAGCATTAAAAACTATTAAATCATTGACCGTCCAGGGGGTGCTCCCTTCGTCAAATTCTAAAATTTTATTGTCAACGACATTTCTTATTCTAACTTTTGACATGTTAGTTACTGCGTTTAATTTAACTGTAAAAGTTGGTAATTGTGTTTTGTTGCCATAAAAGAAGACATCTTTCGTACTGCTTAAAGTTGTAACGCTTGTTTCGTTTAAAATAGTTTCAATTTGAGTACCCCGAGCGTATCCGTCGCTGCAAATAAAACTAAAATTAGGAAAGGATGAAACTAAGTCACCAATCTTATCTTCTATACTTACTTTACCCGTCGGGGTGCATACAAAATTTCTAATTTTAGAATCTTCTGAGAATATAACCCCGTCGTAGCCGTAGCCATTTGTAGTGTCTGTTTCATTTAAGTTAAAAGTAATACTAACATATCCGATACTTGCTTTGTTTACAGTTCCTATTTCGGAGAAATTAACAGTAGGACTAATCGTTCTATCTGGTAAAAAGAAAGGTATTGATAAAATGTTTTTACCCTGTTCTAACAATAAATTTTCATAGTTAGTTGTAATATTACTATAAACATAATAATTACTTGAGTCTGTTCCTATTTTAACATCTACAGAATTTAAAACTCTAATTTTTGGTATATTAATTAAAAAGTCAAACTGTGGTAAGTTTAAAACATTCGAGGTTGCTAAAAACGCTGATAAATCAACTGGGGCAAAGGTGCGGTCAAAAACAACTGTAGTAGAGGCGTTGCTACTAAAAGTATAAGTGTGTGATAAAATTTGAGGCTGGTTCACACTTGTATTTAAATTATTTGCACCGGTTAAAGTAATATTAGAAGTAGACCCCGTTGGGGCGTCAACAACAGTGTAAGCGTTTTTGTGCATTACTCTTAAATATCTTTCTGAATAATCAAGGTTTTGCTTTAAGTCTTCTATTCTATCTCTAAAAAATACATAATCACTTACGCTAACTGAATTAGTAACCCCTAAATTCATGGTTATCTCAATTGGTGATTTGTTTACATTTTGTATAACTCCCCCATCCGTTCTGGCAATGTTAGCTATTGATGTATTAAAGTTTTGACCGTTTCTGTCTACTAAATTTGTAGTCTGTACAATGTTATTTTGCAGTGAGTTGTTTCCAAAAAAAACTCTTGGGTTGTCTGGCAAAGGTAATGTAACCATATTTATTTTTTAAACTGCTTTCCTGCCAAAACCTAGCTTTTGATTTTGCATGTCTTTTGCCATCATTTGTTTTAACATACTAAATAATTCGCTAGCATTGGCATTATTTGCATTTATATTTACATTACTGTTAAATGTTGATTGTGATTTGTCAACTGTAGTATTTGTTGCCTGCGGTGTAAGCTTAAAGCTAGACTCAACACTTTTAGCTAAATCTAAAGTTGCTTTTTCAACGCTTGGTATCTCTTGTCTTATACCTATGTCGGCACCTTCACCTATATTTTTACCCGCTTCAATCATTACCCTTGATGGTGATTTAATTTTGAGAGCGTCTTTGAAACCGTTTTCAACGCTTTTAGCCATATCTTTTATCGTGCTTTTTAAAGTTCCGCCCATATCTTTAATACCATTTATAAGACCGTTTATAATATTTTGGCCGACTTGGTATAAATCAATATTAAAAACATTTTTTATAAAAGCTACAAAAGAATTCAAAAGATTTTTTGCTTGATTTAAAACATTCTCTACCCCTGATTTAAAAGTGTTAAATCTATTTACTGCAATATTTTTCCAGTTAGAAATATTGCTTGCTACCCAGTTTAAAACAGTTGCGAAACCATACAATGCGCCGATTGCAGCTCCTACGGCTAATATTACGGGGCCAAAGATTATAGCTGATAAAGTTGACAATACTGGAATTAAGAAAGGCTGTACAACATTCCAAATTGCCATCAAAGCAGGTTGTAACTGGCTCCAAATTTGAATTATTAAGGGGGCTATCGCTGTTTTAATTGTGTCAAAAGACTGTTTTATAGATGTCAAAGCTGGCTTAAGAATAGACCATATTGTTTGAGCAAATGAAACTGTTATATCTTTAATTCCCAAAAAGTTTGTATTCCAGGCGTAGTAAAGACCCGCTACGGCTATTCCGATCCCAGCAATTATAGCAACGATAGGTAAAAGCGGGGTCATAACTGCCCAAACTGGGGCTACCATTGCAATCAACGCGGGTATAACTAAAGCTGTTATAGCAATTGCAATCCCCCCCAAAGCTATAGCAAAAGTTTTTAAAAGTTTTTCGTTCTGCGATAATGGTTCTATTGTCTGTAATAAAACTTTTTGAAAAGGTTTAAGAGCTGTATTTATTAACTGTCCAAGTTTTAGCTGAATTTCACTTGTGGCATAAGCTATTCTGTCTTGATTATCTCCGAAGCTACCTTGAAATTTTTGAGCACTTCCCAAAGTCAAATTAGTCAAGGCTATCATTCCAGCATATTGAGCTTGTTTAATACCTGCTTCGTCAAGAGTTCCGACTGTTTTATCTAAAAACTTACCTTGTTTTTGTAAAATTTTTAAGCCTTTCTCTTGTATGTCTGAAAAGTTTTCACTTATACCGCTCATGTTTCCGAGCGCTGAATTCCCTGTGTTGTAAGCAAATGTTAAGTTAGTTACAGCTTCTTGCAGTGAAATATTAGCACTTTTTCCAGTTTTGGCTTCGTTTGTAAAGCGTTTCATTAAGTCACTTGCTTGATCTAAATTTAACCCTGATTTTAACAAATTTTGTAAACCTTCCGCAGCTGGGGCTACTCCAATTCTTAACTCTTTAGCAAGTCGTTTAGCTGTCTCTCTTGCTTTGTCTATCGGTACATTAAATTTTGGAGCTATGATTTCAAGCGTTGTCATTGCTTTGTCATATTCTGTAGATATACTACTTGCTTGACTAATAAACTGTTTTAGTTTTTGTGTAGCGTTTTCAACAGCTCCGGCCAAAACATTACCAATCATGTTAGCGACAACATGTGCTTTCATATAGCCAGGCTGCATATAAAAAGCAGTTTGTTTTGTAGTAGTTCCTAGCTCACTCATTTTCAAAGAGAGGCTAGATAGCTTATCTTTGTAGTTTTCAATTTGATTGGCAACCCCTAATTTTTTAACTGCTGAGGTAGAGTCATTAAAAGACTCTTGTTTAAGTTTTGCTAGCTCAAGACTTCTAGTAACCCTGTTTATTTGCTCTTGCACTCTTCTTTGTGCTGAGTTTAAATTATCAAAACCTTTTGCTCCGTTTTTAGATAAATCATTTATACCTGATTTAGCGTCGTTTATACCTTTTTTAAAATCGCTTAAATCTGCTTTAAGTTTTGTATATATTGCTCCAGTTTGCATTGACATAAGATTGTTTTCTTACAACCCCGCTAATTTCCCGTCTTGTCTAAGTTTCTCAAAGTACTCTTCGGCTTTTTGAAACTCTTCTCTTGACATACTGTTATTTTCTTTTTTTTGTGTCAAATTCTCACCCAGTAAACTGTTTTTAATTTTTTCAGCTTCTTTGTTGATTTTTCTCGTTTTATTTGCGTCTACATTACCTTTTTTGTCATAACCAGCTCTGCCTCTTAAAAAATGGTAATTTAAAAGTCCTATATCTTTTGTGTTTTCTCTTACCCACTTGTTAAAAAGAGCTTCTTCTAATAAAAAAAAGTCTTGGCTGTATATACAAGAGTCTACGACCTCTCGTGGATAGTATAAATATAAATTGTATATTCTTAATTTATCTTCTCTATCTAGTTCTGAGCTTCCTTCTGATTGATTGTAAAAAAACCCATCAAGGCTTCTAAATCTTGCATGCTTAGCAAGTTGGCTACTTCGTCAATGTTTTCTATATCAGTAAATTTAAACATTTCTCTAGCTAAATCTACTACAGCGTTTAATAACTCACCTTTGTCTTGTTCTACTGCTTCTTTACTAAAAAGACTATCATATTTTATAGCTATTCTTTGTAAAGCTACGACTGGCAAAGGGTAAACCGTAACAGGCTCGGCAAACGATGGCAAAAAAAATTGCACCCCGTTATCTTTTTTAAGCGTTAGTTTCATAAATAATAATTACCCTCTTAAAAAGAAGGTAATTGTTTAAATTGTCAACTATTAAGTTTTTCAACTATGGTGTGTAAGTTCCATTCGATGCGATGCCATCATCTTCTAGCCATTGGCGGTTGGAGTTAGCAGGGTCTACTAAACCTGAAAAATTTACAGTAAATTCAATTGCTTCTGATGTAGAATAAACAATTTCTAAATTACCATTGATTATCGCTTCTTGCATTGTCACGGCTGGCTTGACTGATGTAGTCTCTGTATCAGCGATAACTGCTCCTGTTTCGTCAGTAACAAAAGGGTAAACAACAACTTTCATTGAATTTTGCCGCTTTGGAGTAATTATACCTTGTAAAGTACCAGTGAATGGGCTTTCTATATCAACAGCGGTTGTACCAACGGTGATGACATCACCAAAACACTTAGCGATAACTGCTTTGTTATAAGAGCGAATAGTCGCTTCTATTGTTGCTATTCCTCCTGTTACAAAACCTACTACTGGTGTAGAGCCAGTGAGTCCCGATCCGTATCTTTGGTATTCTATTTCAATATTTCTTTTTATCCCATCTTCGGTGATAACACCGACGTCAATACCGTCAACGAACATTTTGTACCTGGCGTTGGTAATTGATTTAATTTGTGTTGTAGTATGTGGCATATATGTAATAACTAGTTTTATATATCCCGCTACCCCCACGTTTGATTTACTGTTAAATATATAAAATAATATGTCAAGCAAACAAAAATCCCCTGCGGGGGCGGAGACTTCTGTTGTATAAACTGCTTGCAAGCATTTAACATTATACTTACTAACAAATATCAACTTTAAACTAATTTGTCAAGGTTGTATCAGAATAAACAACTCTACATCTAAAACAAAACTCAGGTAAAATATTTACACTGCTCCATCTAAAGGGGTGCGTGGTTACTTGTATTGTTACAATTTTATTATCTGTTGATGTTACTTGTATGTTAGAGCGTAACAGTTTAGCCAACTCGTTTGAGTCTTGCATGGCTTGTGCTGTCGTAGTTCTCCGAACATAAACGGCAAAATCAAGATTCCTTATTGGCTCTTGTATAGTTTGAGTGCCGCTCGATTCACTATGAATATAGATTTTATCTGATATAGCTGTATCATCACCGTCGTCACCAGCGTAAGTGTCAATATAAATATTTGAATAACCCTGGGCGGTTAAAAAATTTGCTATCTCTTCTAAAATATAACTCATAAATCTAAATTGTTAAAAAATTCTTTTTCAAACATATCAAAATATTTTTGTAAGTTCTGGTCAATTGTTTCTTTGAGAAAAAAAGACTTACCGCCAGCTGGACGGTTTAGTATAATATGAGTGCCATCTTCCCTTCTACCTTGGTGTTGATACATCGCATAGATTATATTATAGCCTGCTTCTATTTCATTAAAGCTTATTTCATCTATTTCCCACGAATTTAAGAGGTCACTAGTGTCGTTTGGAACATGGGGTTTCGTGTCAATTTGTATCTGGTTTACTACTTTTTTGAGTGCTTTGTTTATACTTTTGTCTAGCTTCGAACCGTTTAAATTGTTTAATAATTTATTAAATTCTTTCGTGTCAAACTGTAAATCAAAAACTTTTTTCATATATTAGTCTCTTTTAAATAACAAAACTGGAATAAAATAACTCCGCTTAAGTCCCTAGTTTGAATTACATCAAGTATCTGAAAATTCTTATTTTGTACTGTAATAATGCCACCCCTGTTAACTAAAATTGAATTAGATAAATGCAAACTTGCTTGATAACTAATATCAGACCCACGTGAGTCTTTGTAAGTTCCAGCGTATTCAGTCAATCTACATTTTATATTACTTTTAACTAAAGACTTTGTCTTGTCTCCAAACTTATCTTGTGTAGTAATAGAATAATTACATTTTTGATTAAGGCGTGGAATTGACATACTAAATAGTTTGAATTGTTAAACCGTAAGAATCTAGAATATCCATAGCAATCGGTGATATTCTATCTACACTTGACAAACGACCACCTCCAAAACTTTCTGAGTAAGAGTCCCGCGCTACTGAGTAACTAGTTCTTAATTGTGTGTTTTCTATTTTATCTAAGTTTTTTAGTCTCCACTCATATTGATTAGCTACAGCTTCTTTTATAAACTCGGGTATTGATTTATAAATATTACTATCTACTACAGAACAGTCAAAAATTCTAGGAAATTTAGCAATTTGAAAAAGTTGTATGTTCTCAGAACCAGACAAATCTATTTCCGCGTCAAAAAAAGTTAAAGTATGGGTGTCATCAACTTTTACATCAGTTTTAATAAAAATTCTCTTTCCATAATTAGCTCCTGAGAGGATTTCTAATACTGAGTTGATAAAGTAACCGTTGTCATAGCTAAAGTCTGTAATAATGCAAGTAGTAGCGTTTAAAGTAACTTTGCTATTTTCAACGATAATTTTTTTGTTAATTGACTTCTGGTTGCCACCTTCGTAGTAAACAGCTATAGCATTATCAATTTCAATCTCAGCTTTTCTTAAATTTTCTATACTAAAATCATCTTCTAAAATAATGTAGTTTTCTAGCTCTTCTTTTGTTAAATATCTTCTTAAAGATTGTATCATATTATTTTATTTTTTTAGAAATTGATAAAACTTGACCAGCTATAGAAGCGTCTTTGCTGTCAAATTTGCCGTCATTGTTTAAATCAAAGTTTATTTTTTTTTAGGCTCCTCTTGTGTGATGTTTTCAGTTGTTTTGATTACTTGAGACTCTTCTAAAACTTTTAAGTCTTTCTCTTGATAACCTTCTTTTAGTTCAGGGTCAAAATAGTAAAGAATACCGTCAATTTCTTTTGTGTGTGCTGCGATATAAACTTTACCGCTCTTTTTAACTTCTACTTTTGAGTTTAATGTAATAGCCATAATAAATATTTATAATCAAGCTTTGGCTTTGACTGTTTTTTTGTCAAGCGTTAAAAAACCCCTCGCGGTGAGGGGTTAGTGTTTTTCTTGTATTAAGATTTTTTAAGTTTTTCTGCATACTTTTCAAAAAAAGTTGAGTATTTATTCCCTTTTGCTAACTGTCCATTTGCAATGATATCTTGCAAAAGTAAGTCAATATCAAACAAATCAGATATTTTCTTTTCCTGTTTTTTAGCTGCGGCTTCTAAATCTTGTAAAGTTGCAAAGCGGTCAAAGTCTCTTGACTGTTCGCTTCCAATTTCAATATTTCCGTTTTTGAGTAAAATATAAAACATACAAAAATTAAGATTATGAAACTGCTCCACCCAGTAAAGGAAGGACAAAAGCTGGTTTGTAAACAACAGAACCATATAAAGCACGCATGTCAATGTTAGATTCAATTACATCTTTGTTTCCATCCGCTGTTTCGGTAATCATTATATTGTAACCGCCTTTGCTGACTGGGGTATTAAGAATACCTAAACCTTGTCCAATATTTTGGTCAAGAGGTGGGTTGAATAATGCTGTTGAATCATCAGCGATAACCCATCCTACTTTGGTTGTCCCGGTTCCTGTTATATTAGTACACTCTGTCAGTGTTGGAAGTTCGGTTGACTCGTAGAATGTAATTTTAGGAAATGCGTCAATTGTAAAACCGTTCCTTGTCGTGATTGCATTTTCAGTCTGTGTGAAATTTGTATAAGCTCCTTTGTTACTGATTTTAAAACCTGCAATTTGTGTTGGGTCAACCACAACGGAAAAATTACCTTTCCAGCCTGCTAATACAACTTTTGTTTCTATTTTAATAACATCGTCAACAGTGAGCAACTGTCCAGCTGTTCCAATTTTGTTAGCGTCAAGTGCAGCGATATTGAAAGTACGAAGATATAAATCACGCTCAATGGCGTCAACAAAGTCAATAGTTTTTTGACGAATTAAAGCTTCCAATGAGCTTGCTTGGCCGCCTGACACGGCTGCGGAAGTAAAAGCATTGTCAATCAAATCGTAATAAATTGAGGTGTGTGCTAAAGCTGTCAAAGACAAAGTAAACCTATCAAAAACTGATTTAGTTCTGGTTAAAGCATCGTTAGTTGAAAAGTCTGTTTTAATTGTAACAGAACCAGCCTTTGTTACGTCAATATCAATTGACTTTCCTGGTTTATATGGACCTGTTGGTTTAACAAACTGTCCAGCGTTTGCAAGCATTTTAGCTATGATTGGGTCTCGTGCAACTTCAGATAATACTTTAGTTGCAAAAAAAGCTATAGTTTCCTCTCGGATATTTTTAGTAGCCATAGTTTAATATAAAAAATTAGTTGATGTTTTGTGCTCTGTATTTTGCAAATTCAACAATTCCCATTGTGTTGGTGTCGCTGTTTGCACCGCCATTCGAGCTTGACGTTGTAAAACTTGGTTTTCTAATTTCTTTTGTTACCTTTTTTAATTTCGGTTTAGAGTCTATTAGATTTTGTAATTCCTGTTCTGGATTTTCAGCATTCATCAGTCTTTCAGAGACAAAGTCGTAAAACTCAGGATCAACATCAGAACTATACAATACTTCTTTTACTTGTAGTTGTTTTTCTTTTAACTCAAGCTTTTTTTCAAACTGTTGTAATCTCTCTTCTGTTGTCTGTGCTTTTTGTTTAGCTTCTTGATATTTAGCTTCTAATTCTTCACGCTGTTGTTTTAACTTAGCTTCAAATAGCTTCCGCATATTTGCTTTAGTTTCTCCTTCTTTGTTTAGTTCAGGTTGCTTAATATCTGTCAAGCTTTCTTCTTGACTATGTTTTCCAGTTTCCTGTGTTTCTTTTATGTCTTCTGTTGTGACTAAATTGTTTTTATCCATAAAAAAATTTTACATTGCTTTAAAATACGTGAATATGTCGCAAAGTTTCATATTCAAGATATTCAAACTATTAAATCTCAGAACTGTTATTGTCAAGCTCCAAACTACTTTTATCGTTTTCATTTTTATTTTCTATTTCTGCAATTGCAGCGTCAGCTTGCTCATCTGTATAACCCATGACAATTTTTATAGCTTCTTTTTTAGTTATCATTTCGTTTGCAAGCAACCTCTCTGCCTCATTAATTTTTTCAATTCTGTTATCAATTATCCCGTCGTACCATTCTACCGTTGGCATTTCTGGTGTTAAACCTGCTAAAACTAAAATATTAAAAATTAAATCTTTTAAGACACTCTCAAATAAAATAACTTTTTGGCGTGTCTTGTGTAAAGTTTCCTGAATTAAACGCTGTAGAGCTACGCCGCTTAAGTCACCGGTCGAAAAGTTTTTGTCAAAAAGAGCGGGTGAGAGTTTAGCTTCCCTATAGATTAAATCAGTTAAAAATTCTATAAAATCTTTCATTTTGTCTACATGCGGTACATGACTAATATATTCAGGTTTACCATCTTCTACGCTAACTGGTAAAATCTTTGACTTTCTAACTATTGCTTCTGCTACAATTGTCTCTTGCAATGTCAAACCTCGGAAGCCGCTTGAATTTGTAGCTGACAAGTTAGCAAATAAACCTTCGGCTTTTTGATCGTTTAGTCCTAAAGATTTTGCAAAAGTGTCGCTTTGATTGATTTGATGAATTGTAGATTGAATCAATTTTTTTGGTACTAACAAAATTGGGTCGGCGGTCTTAGTCAATACATAACTAATTAATTCTATTTGATGATTTATCTCTTCCGCTTTGTTGGTTATTGATATTGTATAATCACTTAAACCAAAATACTCTCCGACAATTTTACGGTTTGGAATTCTATAAAAAGGTACATGCTTAAGTTGTAGAGTGTAAAGTCCGTCAACATCACTATAACCAGTTAAAAATTCCTCTGGTGGGGCAACCGGCTCACCATCTTTAAAAGCTATGATTGAAATTGTCTGAGTAGAGTTGTCAAAAATTTGATAAACTGAAATAGTTACCCCGTCTTTTTCATGTATGTATTCTATTGTGTGAATACTAGTCTCTTTATCTGGACGGTTCTTATTATATATTGGTATCCATCTGTTATTGGGTAATATTACAACCTCTGGTTTACCCTCTTCGTTTAAATTAAGGTAAAAAACAGAATCACCAGCAAAACTTATTATCTGAGCTATTTCTTGTAGTTTATCAAAAAAACCAGTTTCGTTAGCATAATTATCAAACCACTCTTGAGTTGTCGGATTAGAAAAATTAAACTTTGGTTTTTCATAAAACATCAGGTTGGTAAAAGTGTCTGTAATCTGAGCAAAGATATTATAACCTAAATATTGTTTTTCTTCGTTAACTTTTGCAGTTACTCGGTTAGTTTGAAAAACTTCATGCTGTCTACCAGTATACAAACTTTTTCCAGTTTCAAATCTGGTTTGATATCCTTCTTGTTTAATATCGTCAATAAGTTTTTTTGTAATCATAAAATTATAAATAATTTTTAAAATAATTGAAACCTTCGTAGCAAATAAAATCTGCCATCAATTCGTCGTCATGTTGACCAATCGCAGCTTCATATCGTTTGTTATCATCATTATAAACAAAATACTTCATTTCTTCTAACTCTGTCAAACTGTTAACTTCTATTAAGCCATTTTCAAAATCTCTGACAAAATTATTAATAATCAAATCACGGTTAGCATTCGTTGTTTTAAATCCAAAGTCTGGAATTAGAACTCCTAATTGTTTATTTGGATCTTGTACATACCTTTTATAAATCAAATCATTGTCATAATTATTTCTTATAGTGTTTGTTACATAACTACCAAAATTAACCTCCGGTATTATTAAACATCTACCAATTGTGTTTAATTTGTTAGCAATTTCTAAAACAACCTGCGTTGTTTCATCTTCTGTTAGCTTTTGTTTAATCTTTAAAAATTCTCTAAATTTGACCCCGTCTGTGTACCTAACTTTTATAGCTGTATAATCATTGCCAAGACCGGAACTAGTGTCAATACTCATTACATAATTTGTTTTAACTGGGGTGTGGTAAACCTCGGCTTTGACTTCTTTGTATGTTCCCGTGTTCTCATTTTTAGACTGGATAGTAAAAAATTCAACTGGTTTTCGTCTGTTCTTTTCGCACTCTAAAATATAATTAATATTAAACTTAGCTAGTGATTTTGAGATGAAAGCTTCTTCTAGTGTAAAGGGATATTGTACTTTGATTTGCTCAGCTTCACCCTCGGATTTAAAAGATAAAAATCTTGTATAATACCAAAATAATTGATTTTTTGTAATATTAAATTTATCAATTGGATTTGAGACTAAATCGTGTAAGCTTGCTAAGCGTTCATAATCAGCTAGCCATTCATCACTTTCATGAGCTTTTAAAGTATAATCATCGCCGAAAAACCATGGCAAAAAAAGATTATCAAATTCAGTTTCACCTCGTTCTGTTGCCATCGTGAACTCATAATACTTGCCAAGCCCCCCGTCACAAGTTGACTCATAAAATACAAATTTAGCTTTTTCTACAGCTGGCTTTGTACCGCTTACAGTCTCCGCCCATTTTTGTTTATTCAAAGACATTTTACCAAGTTCTGATAAATGCAAAAATTGATAAGTTCCTGATCTACCGCTACTCGAAGTGGACATGCTAGTACTTTGTTTTAAGTTACCAGAAGTGAAGCCGAGGCTGGATTGATTATTTTCTTTTTCTATCAAAAGACTTTTTAAATCGTCTGGTATATTATTATAAGCTGTTTTTATCTTTTCAAAAATACCAACGCTGGAACTTAAATCGTGAGCAACTGTAAAAGTATTCCAGCCAATGTTTTCAATAGCACAACTTAATTCTAACATTTTAATAAATGTAGATAATCCGAGTTGTCTTGCTTTCGGTATATTGATTCTAACTGTTCCAGCTTTTCTTTTACCATTTTTACTATCATTTTTAAGCTGATATTTAATAAGTTCTAGCAATTTTAGCTGCGCTTTGTTTAATTTAAACGGTATTAATATGCCGTCCTTGTTTTCTATTTTAAAAATATTAGGGGTTTTCTCTAAAAAAATCATTTTAAATATTTAAATAGTAAAAAATAATAGAACGTGGCTTGTCTGTTGAATAATTAAAATTAGGAATTTCACCAACATTTTTAAAACCATTTTTAATCAAAACTTTTTCACTAGCTGGGTTTTCTGAGTAAACATCTGCAACTATTGTTTTTGGACCAAATTTATCTATCGAAAATTCTACCAGTTGTTTACAAATTTGAGTGCCAAAACCTTTTTTCCTTAAATTTTGTACTACAGCATAACCAATTTCAAGCCTTTTGTGTTGTGGGTAATTATTCATAATTGCTCCGTAACCAATGAAAACATTGTTTTCAAAAAAAGCTAAAACAGGCTCAAAGTCGCTCTGTTTAGTGTAAGTGCTTTTAAACTCATCAAAATTTAGGGGGTTGCTTGCCCCCCATTGAAAATATACATCAAGGTATAGTTTGTATGCTTTTTTTGTTGTGCTTGCATCACATCCAGATAAAAATTGTTTTGTAATCATTTTAAGAATTTTTAAGCTTATTAATTATATCGTCCAACGATTGATTCATTTTATGGGTGTTGTCTGTTTTGGTAGGTGCATTTAAACCTAAAAGTCGGTTTTGCATTTCCATCGCTTTGAGATAATTATTCCAATCTCCAACTTTTAAACATTCTTGCACTGCTTTTTGTGCGTATTTTAGTTGGCGTTCGACTGTAATTTGACTTGCTAAATCTAGGTTTTTTGTGATTTCTTTTTTTAATTCTTCTATCCTTGTCCTCACCTTGTCTTTTGAGGCTTCAAAGCTTGCTCTTTCCCAAACTGTTTTATCTGCCATTTTTAAAGCGTTGTAGGCTTCCCTGTATGCGTCAGCTTGTGTATTACCTTCGGCTACTAAACGGGCGAATTTTTCTTGTTTTGCGGTTAGTTTCATAATTCTAAAAATCTAAATCTGCTATAAAATTAAAATTGGCTGCTCCTGTGTTTTTTATCTCTTCATATTTTTTCTTAAAATTATATTTGTCAATTAAATCCACTATCCAAATTTTATTAAACTCAAATAAGTCTTTTGAATTGTAAATGCTAAACTGCTCGATCGTTCCAGAACTTCTTAAGTTTGCACTCCCTGTAAATAAATAAAAATCTGTGTTTGTTTTAATTAAAACTAATTTTGTATGATTTCTAAAAAAACCTATTTCATATTTTTCTAGTCTATTTTCTTTTTGCATTTTATGTAAAATATTTTCACGATCCGTTGCTAAAAAATAACTACTAACTAAAATATGTTTTGTAACATCAGGTAAAATTAAATCTAAACTATCAAAAGTATGTTTGTTTAGACTCAGAGTAGTCAAATATATTTCCTGAATTCCTCCTACATTTTTACAAAATTCACTAATAAAATCTACAAATTGACAATTACCATTCATTAAAAAGAAAGTTGATTGATTTTGTCCTGGTATATAATCTTTAATAATTGCCGCATTTATTGGCTTGATTAAATGTGCTAATTTTTCTTTTACTTCTTTTTTTAGTTTTTCTTTTAAGGTCCGCATTATAACTGGGCTTTTTTGTTTCTGTTCTGTTTTTAAGATTAATCCCGTGTTTTCTATCTCAAAAGGATTTTTTAAATCTAGATCTTGAAACCCTAGATCAATATTTAAATCTAAATCTAAGTTTATATTTTCTAGTTCCATAATTTTTTTGCTAATCATAAAATTATTGTTAAGTGTAATTTTTTTTAATTTTTTTATCTAAAATGTAAAGAAAACGATTCTGTTTAAATTCACCTTTTATATGTTTTATACCTGGATATTCTTTTTTTAAAAAAGCTTTTGCTCTGGTTTTGTGTTTGTGATACATACTCACGGGATGTATTCGCTCACCATTTGCTAAAATGTAAAAATCACAATCAATAGGTTTTAAAATAATAGCATTAGTAGCTTTGTATATAGTACCTTGGTTTCCAACACTTTCGTCAGCATAAGTTATTACAAATTTAATTTCTGGTGAGGTTTGCTTTAAATAGCTCAACAGTAAACTAATTACTTGACTTTCAGAAAACTTTGGCAAATCATCACTTAACCACATTCTGTCAAACTCACAAAAATTACCTTTTTTAATAAGATTAGAAATAGTATGTTTACTTGCTGGTCTTATTCCATAACCAAGTTGTAAAACCCCTTGTCCATTGTTTACTAAAAAACTTTTAAATCTGTTTTTGGTAGTTTTATGGCTATAATGATATTTAACAACAAGCTTATCAGCTACACTGTTTTGACACTCTTTTAAGGTAAGCTTGCCGTTTGTTATACCTATTACTTTTTTTCCCAATAAGTCTGGTTCGTAAATTAAAGATTTCATAAACTTTTACCATTCCAAAATAACTTTTCTACTACTCTATTTTTTATTGTTTTTTTTAAAATAATCTTTCATGTTTTTTATTCTTAGCGTTTTGTATTCTGGCTTCTGCTATTTTGAAGTAGTCCGGGTCCAGTTCACAACCAATATAATCATAATCGCACTCTATAGCACTTATTCCCATACTACCAGAACCCATAAAAGGGTCTAATACTACTTGCTTATTTGGAGTTTTGAATAGTTTTAAGATGTGAGAAAGTAGTTTGGTTGGTTTCACGGTAGGATGATTTGATTTAAATTCCACAAAGTATTCTTTGAGATTTTCTGGAAGTTTGTTATATTGCTCTGTTGTTATATTCATATTATTTTTTATGCTCTTTAGTGTGGCAGTTCACACAAAGTGTCATACCATTATTTATATCCCATAATTCTTTGCATTTTAAAATGTCTGCCATTTCTTTTATGTTATTATCTTTGTTTTAATTTCATTTATAATATTTTGTGCAACCCCGCTCTTTAAAATATATCCGTCAATTCCAAGCGACCTCTCACTCTTACTAACTTTAGGGCAGTATTTGAATAAATCAAAGTCTTTTTCTTCGTAATTGCAAGTGTGGAGGATGCGAGAGGCACCGCCTGAGTCTGCATAACAAGAATTTACTTGAGAAGTTAAACCTGTCAAAATATTATGTTTATTATTTTTTGAGCCACTCCCAATTATAGCTTTCCCACTTGTTAGTACCCCACTCTGCCTATCAATCACTTCAGCAGTTGAAATATTAAA